TGTGGAGTCGGGCGATTACCGTCTGCTCGACGTGCCCGGTGAGACCGGTATTCCTGAGCTTTCGTTGGACATGTGCCGGTGGCTGACCGTCACACCCGGATATGTGCTCGACGATCCGCAGCAGCCCATGCAACCCGTGTTCTCCCACGATGGTTACGTGCGGGAGACGCCTAAAGGCTCACCGTCGCTCGCCCAGCTCATGAAGCATGGCGGTGGCGGTGGTGAACCGCAGCCGGATATGACACCCATACCCCCCGGCAGTCGGAACACTGACCTGCATGCATGGGCGTACGGGCGTGCCATCAACCATCAGGACAACCTCACCGCCATCGAACTCGATTTGTACCAGCGTGGGCGTGCGAGCGGTTTGGATGATGCGGAGATCCGCACCATCTGGGGCAGCATCATGCGCCAAATCAACAGCACACAGGGGAGGGCGTGATGGCGACGAACGTCTCCGAACGCATCCACACCCTGCAGGACATACTCGACGCGCTGCAGGAGCAGGCTGCCGCAGTGACTGAGGATGTCGACCCTCGTGTGGACGAGGACGCGGCTTTCTACTGTGCTGGCCAGCTCATGGCGATCGCCCGGACGACCGCTACCATCAGCGCGATGATGGCCGACCTGTGGGCCACGAACACTGGTGGCGGCGCGTGAAAGACGTGCTCATCTCGCTCGCCACCGTCCTGCTGCTCATCGCGATCAGCAAATGGTACGACCGCCATCACTTCTAACGATCCAAACAAACGTTCGACACGAAAGGACATACAGCATGATCGACAATGTGCACCATCCGCGGCATTACGAGCGCGGCCCATTCGAGTGCATCAATTTGACCGAACTCTACGATTTTTGTTTGGGCAACGCCATCAAATACGTGTGGCGGCACATGGACAAAGGCCATCCGGTCGAAGACCTGGCGAAAGCCAAATGGTATGTGGAACATGAAGCCAAGCGCCTCAACAGTACCATTTGCGAACCAGCGCAATGGATGAGCCGCCGCTACCGATTGCTGCGCAAACTCGAACAAGTTGATCATGCGGGTGCGCGTGACTTCTGGGCGCATTTACGTGTCGGTTCCCTGGCGCACATGGCCGCCGACCTTGAAACCATGATGCTTCGAGCACAGGAGGTGGAACATGAACCCCATCAGGCGTAGCGTGGCGAATCTCAAACCCGGCGACCACGTGGAAGGCGTCACACTCCTGCACAAACAGGTCAAGCAGCGGCGCAGGTCGGAGACGAGCGCGTTGTGGCGCTGCCGGTGTGATTGCGGAGCCACGCTCTCGCTCTACAGCAGGCAGATCGCCGAGAAACAGTATGTGATGTGCGAGGACTGCGAAAAACAGGCGAGGCTCGCGAAAAGCATGGGCGTCAACGGCCGCCGCGTGGACTGGGCACGCGTCATCACCATGCATTACGAGTGGATCCAACAACACAGGGGAGTGGCATTATGAGCCATCGAATCGACAAGCGCGATGAGTGCGTCAAGGCGATACGCCATCTCGACCTGCAGGGCAAAAGCCCCGAGGAAATCCTCATGCTCGCATGGACGGACGGGTGGGAGCACGCACTCGACTTGTGCATCAAACTCGAACAAGCCATCGACCACAACGCGTTCGATGCGCGCCCGGAGTTCGATGATGGGCGATCGTAAACCCGCATGGTTGCGGCTCATCGCACCCGACCGCAATCCACAGAAACTCACTCCAGTTAAATGTTCGGGGTGTGGCCGGTGGTGCATCGAACAGCATGGCGCCACACAATGGGACAAATACGATGCCGGCATCATCACCGGTGACGACCTGACCGTCGCCATCATCCTCAACCGCACCCTCGTCAGGGTCGAACGCACGCCCGCAGGCGGTGTCCTATCCACCGTCTGCGGCGGCCTGGGCATCGCCCCAGATGGGGAATACCTCGCCATGCACGACTGCACGCAGCCACCAATCAGCAGCAGAGGGTGGAAACCGTTACCGAAACGCGAACGCGGTCAAGACTTGTCGTGGTTGCCGCACTCCACGCCCATAGCAGGCGGCGACCCGTGGGCGTCCGCATTGGATCCGGTGCAGGAGGAGCTCGGCGTATGAGCGACCACCTGCCCACCATGCTTTTCGTCCTGCTCATCATCATCGCCATCAGTTGGTGGAGCGACACGCACCAGTTCTAGCAGAAAGGATTTTTCATGGGTCGAGGAGGCAACATCGGCGTGTGCCCCACGTGCGGGCGCACGGATCACATCATGCAGTCACATGGCGTGTGCGAACGCTGCTGGCGGTGGGAACGCTGGCACACCGACCCCGAATACCGTGCACGCCAATTGGAGGCACAAAGCGCCTACCAGCGCAGGAAATGGAGGGAACGAAAAAAGAATGCCGGCGACTGAAAGGAAGAACGGTCGCCGGCGTGCAAACATCCACGAATGCACTACCGATAGTAGTCGAGTTGAAAGGAATATCCAGTGCACTGCGACACCTGCACCCAATGCCGTAAACCAGTCACCGACGAGCACACACTATGCGAACCCTGCGAGCTGCGCTTCGCGTTGACCTTGCTGCGCTTGGCCGCCTCACTCGAACCACTGCACGACATGCTCGACGCCACCGTCCACTACGGAGGCCACGAGCCCGAACACACACAGACCGCGACACCACCCACACCGATCAGGCTCGCTGTCCTCGACACGATCGAAGACATCACCAGCCACGCATACGAGCTGCGCCGCGTCCTGCTCGGCATGCCAGACCCCGAGCACGAGGCCACGTATGAGGACGTCATCGGCACATTGACGGTCGACGCGGGCGCCCCCAATCTCAGCACACACCCGTGCGCCGGCATGTACATGCGCGACGCATTGCGGCTCATGCAGGCCACAGACCTGCTGCTCAACCCGCCCGACCGCCACGACATCGGCCACTGCCCGAACCCGTTGTGCGGCGTGATGCTCCAGGCGCGCGACGGACAGTCCACGGTCACCTGTCCCGTGTGCGCCACCACCACGGACACACACACCATACGGTTGCGCACATTGGAACGCCTATGCTGGGACGGCGAGCACTGGGGGAGTGCGGCGCAGATCGCACGCGTGTTCACCAATTGCGGGATACCCGTGCGTGCGAACACGATCCGACAGTGGGCGAAACGTGGCAAACTGCACGCCGCCACGAACACGCGCCAGCACCGTCCGGCCTATCGGTACAGCGACGTGTACCGGCTCACCGTCGGCGTAAAACGCGATTAGGTGTTCGTAGGGTAAAAGTGTCACAATATTTTGCAGTGGGAGTAGTGGGTCAACAACGAGGTTCACCGCTCGCCACTGTCTTCTCTCTGGGTGCTCCAACAGGGGCTCTGCTCAGGGGCGTCCCCCACCAGCCATGGGTCATGTGCGTGCGCTCACCGGGGACGCCCCGTTCCTTCCAATTCTTCGTGGTTCCGGCCCGTGTGTCGACGGCACCCGCCCAAGCGTCGGCCGCCGAGCCGGCCCAAGTGTAGGGGCGCCCGCATGCCGGAGTAACCGGGACACACGGCCGGGGCCACGAACACAATCAAACGGTAGGGGAGTGATGATGGCAGAGCGAACCACAATGGATGACATCGCCCACCAACTCACCCGCATCGCGGACGCCATGCAGCCCACGGGCATGCAGGTCACCGAAGAAGACGCGCTCGCGGCATGGGGCCTGCGCATTTATGAGGAGGAGTTCCTCACCGCGGTGGAGAAGCTGGGCGTGGAGATCGTATGAGCACGCCATCAAGGTACGCGCAGAACGGCGCTCGCCGGCGCCAGATAGTCGCACGGCATCGTGCGCGTGTGCGAGCCGGCGAACCGTGCGCGATCTGTGGCCGACCTATCGACCTGAGCGTCCCGTATCCTGAGCCATGGAGCTTCGTGGTCGATGAGATTATTCCGGTCGCCTATGGTGGCGACCCGCTCTCATGGGCCAATACGGAGCCGGCTCATCGATGGTGCAACAGCATCAAGGGCACGCACTCATTACAATGGGCTCGCGGCGAGGTCGCACGACACCTCACCGGATCCGCACACTCGGCCAACGGGACGGTAAAACCATCCATGGCGCCGTTCAGCCGGCTGGACATATAGGGGGGGGATACCCCCCACCCCCTGAAGGCTCG